GTTTATCGCGATGAAGTATTAGGTAGACCTGTAAGTAAGTTTATCCCTGCTGAAGAATTAGTAGTACCTTACACAGCAACTGATTTACGCAGTGCTGAGAGAGTAACGCATACTATAAAAATAAGTGAGAATGAACTTAAAAAACAACAACGGAATGGAATTTACAGTAATGTAGATATGAAAGGTAATTCTGCTGAAGAAGCTGACCAAATTACCGATAAGTATAATGAAATTTCGGGTACGAGCAGTAATTCTTATGATGAAGAATTTACATTGTACGAGTGCCATTGTTATTTAGATATAGAAGAATATACAGATAAAGATGAACAGGGTGAAGAGACTGGCATAAAATTACCATACATTGTAACTGTTTGTAGTGATACAAGTGATGTGTTGAGTGTTCGCCGTAATTTTATGCCAGACGATATACAAAGGCAAAAGATTCAACATTTTGTACAATATAAATTTACTCCAGGATTAGGTTTTTATGGTTTTGGATTAATTCATATGATAGGTAATTTAAGTAGAACAGCGACAGCGAACCTCAGACAGTTAATAGATGCAGGTACATTGGCAAATATGCCAGCAGGTTTTAAAGCAAGAGGAATGCGAATTGCAAATGATAGTGAACCTTTGAGTCCTGGAGAATTTAGAGATGTAGATGTTCCGGGAGGAGATTTACGTTCAGTATTAATGCCTTTACCTTATAAAGAACCAAGTAGAACTTTATTTGAACTAATGGGATTTGTTGTATCGGCGGCACAAAAATTTGTAGGAACAAGTGATATTGGTGTAGGTGATGGTAAACAAGAGATGCCAGTTGGAACTACAATCGCTTTACTTGAGCGTGGTGCTAGAGTAATTAATGCTGTGCATAAAAGATTGCATGCTTCTATGAAAATAGAATTAAAAATGCTTGCCAAACAATTTGCACAAGACCCTGTACCTTATCCTTATGAGACAGGTGTCGACCAACAAATTAAAGCACAAGATTTTGACCAACGTATTGATGTGCTTCCAGTAAGTGACCCTAATATTTTTAGTATGTCGCAAAGAGTAATTTTAGCTCAAGAACAATTAAAACTGGCTCAGGCTGCACCAGAAATGCACAATATGTATGAGAGTTATAAACGTATGTACGAAGCTTTAGGTGTAGGTAATATTGACCAGATATTAACTCCTAAGCCACAACCACAACCAAAAGATCCTGGAACAGAAAACCAAGAAGCGAGTGATGCTGCTATAGGACAAAGTAAATTGACTGCGTTTCCTGAACAGAACCATGATGCACATATTGCAGTACACCAGATATATATGCAAAGTCAAACGGCTAAATTACAACCAGCAGTATTGATGACATTAGAAAAACATATATATGAGCATTTAGCGTTGAAAGCAAAAGTAATGGTAGAGCAGGAAATGGCACAACCACCTATGGATGAAGCGATGGATCCAGCTATGGCACAACAGGCACAACCAGATCCAGTAGCTATGGAAAATAGAATATCAGAAGTACAAGCAGAATTAATGGCAGAATATCTACAAGCGAACCCACCAAAAGAAAGTGATGATCCGTTAGTAGATATTAAACAACAAGAGTTAGATTTAAGAGCTCAAGAACAGCAACAAGATGCTATGCAGGATCAAGCTAAGTTACAGTTAGATAAACAAAAAATGAATGAATCTAATGCGATACAAAGAGAGCGTATCCAAACCACTGAGGATATTGCACAAATGAGAGCACAGATTGCATTACAAAGGCAAGCCCAGAATGCAAATGGTAAGGCAGGACAATAATGGCATATGATGCTAGTGATTTTGGAAGTAATACTCCTGAAGAATCAGCAGCAGCTATCGGTAATGCGATGGGTGGAAATTTTACCGCAGATGATTTTAAAGATGAAAACAGAAGAGATAGTGGTCCAGCTGACGTAATTGATCGTTCTAAAAACATATCAGATATAGGTAAACAACCTAGTGGGATAATGAGTGTTTTCCAAAAAATGATAGGCTATAAACCTAATGTAGCTTTGAGTACTAATTTATATAATATGTTAGTTCCTGGACAAAACACTCCTTTAGGAGGTTTATCTTTTGTTGCTGGTCCAGCTTTAGGTTTAGATAAAGCTGCACAGTTTGGTTTGAGTTTAGCAAATAGAGGGATAGCTGCGTTACCTAATTCTTTTCCAGGAAAAACTCAAGCACAAATAGATGCTACCCCTGTTTATGATATGGGTAGACAACCTGTTGGTCCTCCAACAAACATGGGAATAATGAATACTTATCAAGCTAGTGCGATTCCATCTATTTCTATGCAATCATTACCTCAATTATATGGCGATAACTTTTACGAATAGGAGATAACAATGGACGATCAAAGAATGCAGGAGCTAGAGCAGATGTTAAAAGACATGGATCCTAGTAATCCTAACTACCAAGATATAAAAGAACAGATAGAAGCTGAAAAATTTCAAACTCAAAATGGTTACAATATGGGTGGCTATGTAAGTCCTACCAATAAAATGGCTACTCAAAAATTTATGGGTGGTGGTATGGTTTATAACAAACCTATGAAGATGAATAAAGGTGGCGAAGTTTCTCGGGGTGGTCGTAAATCTATGCAAGGGTTAAAATTCAGAGGTGTGAAGTAGATGCCTAAACCAACCTTACAAGAGATACATGTTACATTAGAAAAACATATTGCTGTTTCTGATGAGCGATGGAAAGAATCCATTTTACGAATAAAACGTATGGAACATCTTATGATAGCTACTTCAGGTACAGCGATAGTAATGCTTATAGGGTTACTTGTAAGATGATATGTTTAAAGCTCTTGTAACAATTTGTGTAATAGGAATACCCAATAACTGCCAAGTATTAGAAGATCAATATGGTCCATATGAAACAGAGTTTGATTGTAAGCAAAGAGCTTTGGCTATTAGTAGACAGGTATATAAATACTATCCATTATGGAAGCCCACTCAGTATAGATGCAAAAAACTTTCTGTAGGAAGATTAAAAGGGGAGAATTACAGTGGAAGATACAAATGGAAGTAAAAAGAAAATAGTCAATTTAGATATAGGGCAAAACAGCTTTGAGTTATCACTAAGAATTTTGGGTAATGAGTTTGTTGCTATTAAGATTGGTTCTACTAACTTCAGTGGTAAATTAATAGCAGGAGGTATTCTTTTGTTGTTCTTTACTTTAGTTTTATTGGAAGGCTTCGGATTAAATGAGATTTTAATACAATGAATGTAGAAACTTTTTTAAAATGGAAAATACTACCAAGATTTATGATGCTTGCTAGTACGATAATGTCCTGGAGATGTGCCGAATGGTTCATGGATTTAGATGCACCAACTGCTAGTCAATCTGCTTTTGTGTCTGTTGTTATGGGTGTAATGACAGGTGTATTCGGTATATGGATGGGTCACGAACATAAGGGAGATAATAATGTTAACAGCGTTAATAGGTCCAGTAAGTAACTTACTCGGTAAGTTTATAGAGGACAAAGACATGAAAAATAAGTTGGCACATGAGGTGGCAACTATGGCAGAAAATCATGCACAGGAACTAGCTAAAGGGCAATTAGAAATAAATAAAGCAGAAGCTACTCATAAATCTATATTTGTTGCAGGTTGGAGACCTTTTGTTGGGTGGACTTGTGGAATAGCTTTAGCATGGCATTTTGTACTACAGCCATTAATAATGTTTTTGTCGGTTTTATTTGGCTTTACATTACCAGAACTCCCTGCTTTTGATATGGGAAGTTTAATGACTGTTTTAATGGGAATGCTCGGATTGGGCGGCTTGAGGACATATGAAAAGCAAAAAGGTTTAACAAAATGATGTGGCATTGGCTGACCTTATCTAAGTTTTTTAATAGAATAGGCAACTATTTTTACTATAAACATGTACATAGTTTAAGAAAAAGACAAAAAAGAGGATAAAATTTCATGGATGACCTTTACATTTGCCAAAAATTGCTTAAAGTGATGAAAGAACGCGAGGAAAGCTTGCACGAAACCTTATGTTATGGTGCTGTGAAAGATTTTCAAGAGTTTGAAAAACTTAGAGCTAAATTGCATGAGTTAAATTACGTTCGACAGGAATTAACGACCCTGCTAGAAAGAGTAGAAA